CTAATAATCATCTCTGTATTCACGCTGTTCGGCAAGGTTATCAAAGCGTGAGAATTGACCGTTAAATGCTAAACGTACACGACCAATCGGACCGTTACGTTGTTTACCAATAATGATTTCAGCAACACCTTTATCTTCAGAATTATCGTTATACACTTCGTCACGATAAATAAACATAATCAAGTCAGCATCCTGCTCGATAGAGCCTGATTCACGCAAGTCTGAGTTTACCGGACGTTTATCTGCACGTTGTTCCAAAGTACGGTTAAGCTGGGAAAGTGCAATAACCGGGACTTCTAATTCTTTCGCTAATGCTTTTAAAGAACGAGAAATCTCGGCGATCTCTAAGGTACGGTTATCTGAAAATGCGGGTGCGCGCATTAATTGAAGGTAATCCACCATAATCATGCTCAAGCCACCATTTTCGCGATACACACGACGTGCGCGAGAACGCAATTCTGTTGGGGTTAAACCAGATGAGTCATCAATATAAAGATTGTTTTTTTGCTTAAACATCCCAAACACGCTGGCAATTTTGCTCCATTCCGTTTCATCCAGGTTTTGGCCTGTACGAATTTTGGTTTGATCCACGCGAGCAAGAGAGGCAATCATACGCATCATGATTTGTTCAGCCGGCATCTCTAAACTGAATACTAACACGGGCTTATCACTTGCCATGGCGGCATTTTCACAAAGGTTCATCGCAAACGTAGTTTTACCCATGGAAGGACGTGCTGCAACAATGATGAGGTCAGAAGGTTGTAAACCGGCTGTTTTCTTATCTAAGTCAACGAAGCCTGTTGTGACCCCTGTCACACCGCTATGATTTTCAAGCTTACTTAAGGTATCAATTCGAGCAATAGTACTTTCCAACACGCTGATCACATTTTGTGGCCCTTCAGTTGAAGAACTGCGTTTTTCAGCAATAGCAAACACCTCTCTTTCAGCTTCATCCAACACCATTTTGATGTCTTTGCCTTTCGGAGAATAGCTGTTTTCTGCGATGCGATTTCCCACCGCAATAAGCTCACGCAAAATCGCTTTTTCACGCACGATTTCAGCATAAGCCAAAATATTAATGGCATTTGGGGTGTTATTAGAAAGATCAGCGAGATAAGCAAAACCGCCTACGGAATCGCTAATACCTTTCGCTTTAAGGGCTTGATCAAGGGTGATTAAATCAATCGGGGTTTGATTACGCATTAATTCTTCCATGGTTTGGAAGATTGCTTTATGTGCAAAAGTGTAAAAATCCTCAGCAATGACCCTTTCAGCGATACCATCCCAATGCTGATTACTCAACATAATACCGCCAAGAACGGCTTGTTCAGCTTCAGTGGAATGAGGCGGGATACTAACTTGTTCAGTTTTCTGATCGGAAGATTGGATTTGTCGTTGTGATGCCATAAGGATTTCAATTTAAACTAAAAAACTGTGCTTATGATACCGCAAATACGAGGTGGTTTTAAGAAAAAAGTGCGGTCAATATTTTCAATATTTTAGACATAAAAAAACGGTGGAAAAATCCACCGCTCTTTTTCATTCAGGAATGTTGATTATTCAACAGTTAAAGTACGACAAACGTTAGTTGTACCTTCTGATTCATCACCTTGTGTTAATAAAACAAGATCACCTGAAACTAAATAACCTTTTTCTTTTAATAGGTTAATCGCGGCTTTTGCACCTGCAGAGCTACGAGATTCACCATCAAAATGAACTGGTGTTACACCACGGTATAATGCGCAACGGTTTAATGTTTCTTGAACACGAGAAAGTGCAAAGATTGGTAAACCTGAGCTAATACGTGACATTAATAATGGTGTACGACCAGAGTGGCTTAATGTAATGATTGCTGCAATACCGCTTAAGTGGTTCGCTGCATACATCGCAGACATTGCTACAGATTCTTCAATATCTCTGAACTCACGATCTAAACGGTGATGAGAAACATTGATGCTAGGCATTTTTTCTGCACCTAAACATACGCGAGCCATTGTCGCTACAGTTTCAGCTGGATATTGACCTGCTGCAGTTTCTGCTGAAAGCATTACCGCATCAGTACCATCTAATACCGCATTTGCCACGTCCATTACTTCTGCACGAGTTGGCATTGGGTTACTGATCATTGACTCCATCATTTGAGTTGCAGTGATTACCGCACGGTTTAATTGACGTGAACGACGAATTAATTTTTTCTGTACGCCAACTAATTCAGGGTCACCGATTTCAACACCTAAGTCACCACGCGCAACCATGATGACATCAGAAGCAAGGATGATATCGTCCATTGATGCATCATCAACGACGGTTTCAGCACGTTCAACTTTAGCAACAATTTTCGCTTCTAAACCAGCTTGTTTTGCTAACTCACGTGCATAGTTTAAGTCTGCACTTGAACGTGGGAAAGATACCGCTAAGTAATCTACACCGATACGAGCTGCAGTGATGATATCTGCTTTATCTTTTTCAGTTAATGCATCTGCAGATAAGCCACCACCTAATTTGTTGATCCCTTTATTGTTTGATAATGGACCACCAACAGTCACTTCAGTAAATACTTTTGCACCTTCTGTAGAAAGTACTTTTAATTGAACACGACCGTCATCTAATAAAAGAATATCGCCAGGCACAACATCCTGTGGAAGTGTTTTATAGTCTAAACCAACGGCTTCTTGATTACCTTCACCTTTTGGTAATTCCGCATCAAGAATAAATTTATCACCAACATTTAAGAAAATTTTGCCGTCTTTAAAAGTAGAAACACGAATTTTAGGACCTTGTAAGTCACCTAAAATTGCCACGGTTTTACCTAATTTTTTCGCGATCGCACGAACACGCTCAGCACGCTCAATATGATCATCTGGTGTACCGTGAGAAAAGTTCATACGTACAACATTAGCGCCTGCTGCGATAATTTTTTCAAGATTGTTATCGCGGTCTGTTGCAGGCCCCATTGTACATACAATCTTCGTTCTTCTTAATTTTCTAGACATTATCTAAACTCCACAAATGGTTACAATTTACTTAAAGCTTTTTTAAATTTCGGCTCATCCGAGATAAAAACGTTGCGCATTATACGCTTAAACCTGTACAAAATCAAAATAACTACTGAGACTTTTTAAATCAGATTTTGGTTATTTTTTAGCAGCTAAATTTAACTTAAAACAAATCCTCTTGTTTTCATCCTTAAAACTGTTTATCATCTGCCACATCTTTTACGCGACTATAGCTCAGTTGGTTAGAGCACCACCTTGACATGGTGGGGGTCACTGGTTCGAGTCCAGCTAGTCGCACCATTTACCCTAAACACAGCCCCGCGAAACCACTCGCGGGGTTTTGTTTTTCCTAGTGTTTTCAAGGCTTTTCAGCCCTTTTACTTATCGCCACTAATCGGGTTTAATTGTCTTTAACCGCATTTTTTAGTAACAAGTTTAGTAACAAGGTGATAAACTTCGAAAAATCTTGTTACTAAAACTAAGGAAAAATGATGCCTCGTGTTACTAAACCGCTCACAAATACCGAAGTAGATAAAGCGAAAACAAAGGATAAAGAATACAATCTAAGTGATGGTAACGGTCTTTTTTTACGCATTAAGCCTACTGGTGCTAAGGCTTGGATTTTTAATTATTATCACCCAGTAACAAATAAGCGCACATCTTTTACTATTGGAACTTATCCAGCTATAACACTTGCGCAAGCTCGTCAAAAACGTGAAGAATATCGCGCCCTACTTGCTCAAAGCATCGATCCGCAAGAATACATAAAAGAACAAGAACTAATTAAAAACGGTCAGAACGAAAATACTTTCTATAAAGTCGCTTTACTTTGGAAAGAAAAAAGAAGTAAAGAAATTGAGCCTATGACAATGGAAAAGAATTGGGCAAGATTAGAAAATTATCTATTCCCGACTCTTGGAAATTATCCTATTGATGATATCTCTTCCCCTTTACTGATTAAAACTGTACGTCAATTAAATGAAAAAGGTTTCAATGATACGCTGCACCGTTTATTAAACCTCGCTAATCAGATTTTAAATTATGCGGTAACAATAGGATTGATTTCGTTTAATTCTTGCTTGAAAGCATCTGATGCTTACCATAAAGAGCCTCAAAAACATCACCCAGCAATCAAACCGGAAGAACTACCGAAACTATTACAAGACTTCAAAAATTCAAGTAGAGATCATTTAACAAAGGTTTTATTCCGATGGCAATTACTTTCAATGGTTCGTCCGGCTGAGGCGGTTTCTGTTGAATGGTCTGAAATTGATTTTGATAAAAAGTTATGGACTATCCCAGCCGAAAAAATGAAAAAAACAAGACAAGGGGCATTTCCGCACATTGTTCCTCTCTCGTCTTTAATGATGGATATTCTGAAAGAATTGAAACCTATAACAGGTGATGACAAATTCGTATTTTCTCACTACCACAAACCTAACCAATCAGCCAGTAAAGAACTAATTGCTAACGCATTGAGAAAAATAGGTTACAAAGGGATTCAAGATGCTCACGGATTGAGATCGATAGCTAGAACATTTTTAGAAAATCAGCAAGTTGATTTCCGTATTGCTGAAAGTTGTCTTGCTCATAGCATTGGGAATAAAACAAGTCAGGCATATAACCGTTACGATTATGTAGAACTCCGCCGCCCTGTGATGCAATTATGGAGTGATTTTGTGGAGCAATGCGAAAAAGAAAGCGTGTGAATTAGCGGCGTGTAAAAAATATTACAAAAATTGGTTCACCTGTTCACCTTGTCAATTTAACATTTTATTTCATATAGTTACGGGTGAATAGGTGAACATTATTGTTCACCCTAATTGTTCACCTTTTAAGAGAAAAGCATAAAAAAAGAGGCTTTTGCCCCCTTTTCCTGGTTTATGAATTGAACTCATTTTGGAACTCTTCATAGTTTTTGAAGTGAACATTGGAGCGATATCCATATTTTCCCTTAACCTTAGAGAACTCAAATTTATTTTTATGTTGAGCAAATCCTTGCTTTAATGAATTTGAGAAATTTCTCAAAGTAAGGGTATTTGTAATGCCGCTCGCTACAGCAAAGGCTAAGTATGCCGGATAAAGATGCGTTCTTGACTTATTGACTTGATTCGCATTTCCTATATACAAGCCGTCATTCTGTGGCGTAGTATAGAAATATCCGCAAAATTCGGTGATGTGGTCGGATTCACTTTTTATTTCCAAGGCCTCATCACTTGTTTGTTGCTCTTTTAAAGCAGCCTTAGCGGTTTCAGGTTGTTCAAAGGTATGTATTAGTTTGTAAATAATACCCCCTACTTCCCTCTCAATCTTATCCATGATATTAGGATCTCGCTCGTTTTCAGGTACTACTTTGTCAAAGTGAAAGATTACCCTTCTTCGCTCAATTCCACCGCTACGCTCTGTAAATCTAGTCGCCTCGTTATTAACGATTAAGACTACTGCTGGAATAACCGCTTTAAATTTAGTGCGGTGTTTTGGGTCAATATTCACAGGGTCGCCCCCTGTAATACTTTTCAATCCACCACCATCACCACCATAACGAGATTGTTCAGGGCAAATTAGCAAAGTCTTGCCTACAAAATTTTCTCGCCCGCGCGGTTCATCTAAATCTATTAATCGCCCGCTTTCTGTGTTCTGCTCACCAGCTAATAACGTGGCAATATTAGCAAAAACAGATTTACCACTACCGCCATCACCTGTTACTTCAAAGAATAATTGCCAGTCGTTGCGATTAGTTAAAACTGCGTATAAAGCCGCTAGAATAGCGTTCTTTTTGCTTTCTTTACCACCGCTCACAAACTCTAACCATTTATCAAAATATGGCGTATTTTGCGCTGAATTTAGATATTCATGCGGAATATAAGACATTAGCCAATTTTCCCGATAATGGGGCAAGAACTCTAACGTAGTGCGGTTTAAAGTGCCGTTATTGAAAGCAATCAACTCTTGCGCCTGTGTTCCCATTTTAGGGGATTGGATTTTGATTGTATCAATGATGCTTTCTATTGAACGCGCGCTATAATTGAAGTCCTGTTCATCAAAGAAAGCTACTGCATTATCTAAGAACTCAAATTTATCTACTAACTGCCAGCTTATGCCGTCATAGCGATATAATTCTCGGTCTTTTGGGTTTAATGCTAAATCCATATTTAGCCACTTCGTCAAGGCTCGTGCTTTCTTATTTACCCCGTCATTTTCTTTCAGTTTTTCGGGTGGGGCTAATTGCGTTGCTAAATCAGCGGTCTTTTTATCGGTTCGCAAGCGTTGAATGTAAGAGCTTAAATCCTCTTTCACTTGCGCGGCCGCATCAATGAGTTTCACTTCTCTAGCCGAAGTGTTTTTTGCTAAATTCTGACAAATTGCGGTGATTTCCTCCTGTTTTAATTCGCCATATTGAGCAATCTTCACTAACTGCTGATCTTCTTTAGCTATACGCGTTAAAGAAATATTGTTTAATTGATTCTCGCCTAGAATGACTGGTTTTTGCTTGCTTTCTAAGCCTTCCACCAACGAACATAATAAGAGCCATTCTTCACCTTTTCCGTCATCCCATGCTTTCCATGCTTTAGAGCCAGCTAGCACAAATAAATCAGAATAAGGTTCATGCGGTTGATCCGCAAGATGCGGAGCATTAATTAATCGAGCCATTATTCACCCCTTTAAGTACTCCGTTTTCAATATCATCGATGCGTTCAGCAACTACTTTTTGAAAGTATGTAAGAGTTTCAACTAAAGAAATGACAATGCTACTTTTCAGCAATCCATCAATGATTTCATCGTTAGTTAAACTCGCGACTATTTCTTCCGGATTAAGTGAAGGCGGATTCGGTGCTAGTTGTAATAAATGCTTATTAACCGCTAACAGTTCATCGTGTAGATTTCGTAAGGTATAGAGTTTTTCAGAAGGATAACTCTCAAAAATTTCTGCTAGTGTTACGATTGTTTCGCCTAGATAAGGTAAAGGCAAATAATGAGCCTCACCCTCTTTCTTTTCACAATTCATCTGACTATACATAATCGCTTTTAATTCGACCGCACTTAAATTTGAGTAGTCTAATTTTTCATTCATATTCATCTTACTTACTCCCCTTTTGTTGTTCAGCTCGTTCAGAGTTTAAAGCGCCTATCTGTTCCACCACCTCGCTAAACTTATAGAGCAGATATTTATTAGCTTGATTGAAATATTTCAATTTGGCCGTATCTTCTCGGGATAGATTGCCCTCTTTGGCCAATGCGTTAAGCAAATTTCCACCACCAGCCAATTTATTCATTAAATCCACTATTTCATCACGAAACTTGATCTTGTGATGAAAATCACCTGGATAAACTTCAAGACATCGTTTGTTGCTATCCTGTATTAGTTGGAATTGACGTGAAATTTGGGAATACTTCAAAGCCAATGGATTAAAAAACAGCTTACCTTTTCTTTTTTCAGTTTTCTGCTCTTCATTACCAGTGGCACTTTTCGCCACCGGTGGCGCTTTCTGTAACTGGTGGCGTTTTTCGCCACTGCTTACTAAATTTTTATCACTTGCCGCTTTCCATTGTTTTAGCTGTTCCATAGGGTTATTTGGTTTCATTTCTTGCCACCTTTCTAATTGTTGCTGCTTTCTTAATTTGCTCGATTGATGCTGCTAGTCCTTTATAGTGTCCTGTGTGTAGATAATCTTCAGCGAAGGCTAAGAATTGTTTAATACGTTTACAGGCTTTCTCTAACTGCTCTGGTGTCGGTACGTATGGCTCTTTGAATGCTTTGATTTTTTTAGCTTTCATTGTCTTCCCCTTTCAAAATCGTGATCACTTCTAACACTCGGCCGCAAATATCGGCTTGTCCGATTTCGTGCTTACATCTGATTTTTGCCTGTAACGCCTCTCTTAACGTGCCATATTCGCCCGCTATGAACTGGTCGCCGTCGTCATAGGTGAAAACAAGGGTGTAAGGGAATTTAGTGTTACTCATCATTTCGCCCCCTTATTTCCACCGTTAAGGTGATAGGTAGCGTCTGTTGATACATTGCGCAATGTGTTTAGAAAATATGCGTTGGCTTGAATTAATGCTCCGATATGTTTTACATTGTCATTGCTCATCGCTCGATTATCAAAATCCTGCTTAGAATCAGCAAAATGCCCTAAACGGCTTACCATATCGCCTAATTCCATTAAGCCATATTCGATAGATTCACAAAGACATTCGCTTTCTGTGCGAATTTTCTCTAAGGTCTGCTCACTTACATCGTTACTATTAACAACATCTTGAAGAGCCATTTGAATAGTGCCATAACTAAGCATGGACCACCTCCGCGAAAGAGATTGAACGGAAAGTATTTGCCGATAAAGTGCGGTCTGATTGAAGATTGATTCTTCCAGCAAGCACTAAGACGAACTCGCGGGCAAGCTTAGCGCGTGCGTTGCGTTCGTTATCAGCGGTAATACGGATTTTTTGAAGGTGATTTGATAAATCAGTACGGCGAATAGCCGCGAAGATGAATTGATACATTTGCGTAAGTTCCAGTAGTAAATTTTCAGGAACTACCGCTAGACTTTCCACGGTCGGGCGGTAGAACGTAACAAGGTGGAAAACTGTTTCTACTGGAAAACAGCCCGTCAAAGACGGCTCATTACGCTCTACCATTGAGAGAATGATCGGATTTAGATTGAAAACAAAATCCGCATATTCTTTTGGTGTGCGAATGTCACGAACAAAAAAAGCACAGTTTAATGGCGTGCTATCGTTCGCCAGTAGTAAATAGTTCAGCTTTCCACGGCTGGCAATCACTTTTTCTGATTGCGGGGAAATAATGCCAAATTTCACCGCACTTTGTAAAGGGTTTGAATTGTAAAAAATTTCATTATTGATATAATATTTATGAATTAAGTTCATTTTCATTTCCTGTTTGAATTTAATTGCTTGTTCCAAATACGTTTCTAGTTACGCCATAGTTTCTTTTTCCTCACTATGGCGTTTTTTCTATTAAGCACGTGCAGCCTTCTGTTCTTCAATCCATTGATTCACTTCCTCTAAATCCCAACGGACAAAGTTTTGTGAAAAGCGGATTGGTTGAGGAAATTTTTTAGCTTTTACAAGCAAGTTGAGTTTGGTGCGACCAAAGCCAACAATATGGCAAGCGGTTTCACCAGAGATTAGTTTTTGGTTTGGATTTAAATTTAGATTCATAAGAAAATACCTATCGTTTGTTTAACACTGTGGAATAGCGTCCTATTCCATTGGGTTGTTCGAACGATAGGTATTTTTTGAAAATTTGTGTTTTAATTCAATTGATTAGATTCTTAATAAGAAAAAATGGCTTAAATCGAAAGAAAAAGCCTCTTAAATCGAAAGATTAAGAGGCTTTTATAGAAAATTATGACTTTTTAGGCGGGAAAATTGCTTTTATAATATCGTTTGATTCATCAATTAACTTGTAAAAAGTATCAGCAGAAATATCATCATTTCTAATTTCTAAGGATTTTAGATCTGCATTAATTACATCAAACAATTTATTTCTACTTTTTATGTCTGAATAACATCTTTTCACCAATAAAGCGAATAGTTGCTTTTGAGGAGAACTTATTCTACCTTTGGGGTTTATTAATCTAAGAGAGTCTATTATCTTTTGCTTTTCTTCAATCTCTTTTTTTAATTTTTCAATTTCTTTTTTAGGATCATTAGTTAATCTACTATCTAATCCAACGAAATCCATTAAGTCATCATGTAAAATTAAAATGTCATCAATACTTATAGGTAGTTCACAATACGTATTTTCCGGAGACAACATAAAACTAAAATAAGCATTACTATGCTCAGTTATTTCAAATTCATTATATCCCTTCTTATAAATAACGTTAGAATCCAAGATCTCTTGTAAATCTTGTCCATAATCACTTGGATCAACTCTAAAATACCCACCAAACTCAAACTCATTAATAGGACTTAGTTTTCTTAAATCATCATCTACATTTTTACCTATTAAAATATTTTGTAGTGGATATTTTGTCATTCTTTTAGTTTTAGGTATAGCAAACCAGGTACCTAAATATTCATTTGCCAGAGCATAAACGGTGCTAAGATGAATCTCTTTTTCTACATTTAAATTGTTATTTTCTATAATTTTTACATCGTTATCTAATAACCATAATTCAGTTAATTCTTTTCTATTTATCCTTGAAATAGTGAAATAGTCTCCCCTGACAGAATTGTACAAATCCCGTCCACCATTTATAAAAACTACAGTTTTTAAATTTCCTTCCTTAGCGTGATAAAGCAAATCTTCCTTATCTATTCTATCCTCATTATGAAATTTTCTTAGATACTCTAAGGCTTGATTTAGTGTATATTCTTTTCTTGGTGGTAAATTTAGCATAAACGCCCCTTTTGCATTTATCCTTATAGAGAAGAGCGCACCAACAAAGTAAGGTTCTTTGCTTTCGGGAGCTACCCTAGATGCGCTTTATTTGATTAATTATTCCTTTAAATGGATAGTGATATTGCCTAATCGAGTTTCTTTTCCGTCATTTCCAATATGCGTTATTGTTCCGCTAATGAACGGTTTATTTTCCCCTTGTTTCTCTGTTTATTTCTTGTTCTATTTTATCAAAGTTTAGATGCGTTAAGCTACGGCTATTTTTTTTGTTATTTTGTTTGAGATATAATAAGAACGTTCAGGAATGAACAGAGTGGTAGATGATGGCCACTTGACCTGTAAGTCAGATGTTGTTGCAAAAAAAGCCCGCTTAATCGGGCTTTATTTTTTTAATTTAGTTTTTTCATTTCGCTAATGAATACTTTTTTTGCAGTATTAATAGCCCTTGATTTCCCTTTACCCCATGCTCTTTCCATAAAATGTGCACCACTCATTTTTTTCGTTCCACGATCTAACATAAACCAATAAAAAGGGTCGGTGCGGTCTTTGGTGTTATCTCGAACGCTTGCCATTCTGCGGCCTTTAGTTCGGCGTATGCGCACAATAGTTACCCCACCGCTTTTATCTTTAAATAATCTTGTTCTGTGGCGCACATTGTTTTTTACCGTGCCTTTTTTTCTAAAATCAGTACTCTTGGATAGAGTCGGAACAATAGGCTTAATTTCATCTTTTAATACTTGTGCTGCTGCGTTTAATGCTTTTTTGATCGCCTTTGGTTGTTCTGTCATTAACTGATTTTCAATCTTTATTCTAAATTGTTCAATTGCGTTGCTAAAACTGCCCATTTCATTTCTCCTATAAATCAATACCATTAAATTGTTCTAGTGCCTGTTTGTGTTCATCTGAAAGCTCGAAAATCAAATCATCATATTCAAGTTGATAAGTGCCGAAAGACATCAGAAAGGCTACGGCTGGGTCGATTTTGTTTGCGGCTTTCTTCTTGTTTGGTTTAATGTTGGCGTTGGCATCGGTTTCCATTACCACATTGGATAACGCCCAGGTAAGCACTGGATCGCCATGATGTTCTATCATCTGTCTATTGATTAGCACTTCTGCACTTTTCGCCACCGGGCTAAATCGTTGATAGGTTTGCGGGAATGGCTCAACCTCAAGCCCAGCCGCTTGTAATTGTGTGCGTAGGTGAGTTGCATTCCATACGTCAAAGCCAATCATCTTAATATTGAAACGTTGTGCATCTTTTAAAATATCATCTCTGATTTTGTCGTAGTCGATACAGTCGCCTTCTGTTGCAATCAGCCAACCACTACGCACCCAGTTTCGATACATCGCACGGTTTTTATTTGCCACGTTATTAAGTTGAAATTCGGGGATATAATGCCGAGTAACTAACCGCACTTTCTTCCCTTGTGGAAAGGTATAGCAAAGGCTGGTTAAGTCATTGGTGCTAGATAAATCCAGCCCTAAATAGCAATCTTGGTGAAGTAAATCGCTTTCGGTGTACTGCCGTTCGCATTGCGCCCAGTTTCCTTCGCCGAGCCACGGGGTTGTACCTTGGCACCATACATTAAATCGCTTGGTAAGCATTTCCACCCATTCGGAAGGAATTCCCCTCGCTTTCTTGATAGTGTTCTCAAAATCAAGATAAGGAATAGATTTACCAATATTGGGATTGGCTTTTATCCAGTTCTCTTGTTTGTCGATTTCGTTTTCTTCGTCTAGTTCAAAAATGAGCACAAATAAGCTGTCGTTTTGTTCGTTTCCTTCAAGGATTTGAGCGCAATAATCATAATGCTGTTTACAAGCCGAAATCACGTTACTTCCCGCGGTTGTAATAGCAAAGAGTAAACCTTCTGGGCGTGCGCCTTGTCCTAGTTCTAACGCGCTATAGACGCTGTTGTCCGTGTGTAGGTGATATTCATCCACAATCGCTAAACTAGGGTTTGTACCTTCAATGGTTGAGGATTTAGCAGCCAATGGGCGCATGATACTGTTGTTCTTAGGGTTGATGAGTTTGTGCTGTTGAATGTTGAGCCGTTTTTTCAGTAAAGGCGAAAGTAAGCACATTTGGCGCGCATCATCAAAAACGATTCGGGCTTGGTCTCGGCTCACGGCTGCCGTGTATATATCCTGTTGGCCGCCTTCCATCACCAAAAACCAATTGGCTAAAACGGCTGCTACCGTTGATTTCGCGTTCTTTCTTGCTACTTGAACATAAGCAGAGCGATATTTTCTTAATCCTGTATCTTTACGCTTAAAGCCCAGAATGTTGGCAAAGAGGAAAACTTGCCAATCTGAAAGAATAATCGGCTCACCTCGCAAGTGTCCTTTAACGTGTGGGCATAGTTTCGAGAAAGCGATAAATTTTTCTACTGCACTTTGATCAAAGAAATAATCGGGGTTGTTTAAATCGTTAAAATAACGCGTTACGGCTTGTTTTATCTTCTTACAAGCCACTATTTCACCTGATTGAATTTTCTCTGCGTATTCGTGCCAGATTGCCATATTTAGCCTACATTGTGAGGATTTCATCAATCATATCGGTTGAATCAACTTCAACAGGATTTTTTCTACGGCTAACTGGATCAAAGCCTAAAAGTGAGGACATTTTCACCATCACTTTTTCTGCATCAGCTTTCGCGGATAATGCGGGGTTTCTTGATTGCGTGCCTTGGCTATTGACGATTGAAAAGCCGTTTTTGTGAATATCTTCAACGGCTGCACGGAAAAGGGAATAGTTCACGCAATATAACTCAAGGTGAATTAAATCGGCATCTTGAATGTCGCCACGTTCAAGAAGTTGAGGGATGCGCTCTTTCCATACTGATTTAGCAATCGGATCTAAAAAACTTGGCGGGGTGTGTAAATTCTTCTTTTTGGCTGTCATTGTGTTTCCTTATTTTCAAAAAAATTACCTTGCATAAAAATTAAAGGGGGCGGGCGGTTCTTTAGGCTTGCCAATTTCTTTCAAAAACTCCCCCCACCTGTTCAAATTGTCTTTTTGTAATCGTTTAATTTAAAGCAAAGTCCAAAGTTGGATTTTGTTCAAAATTTATACTAAACCAAATTTGGATTGGTTAGCTCAGTTATGGTCATATCACCACAACTCAACTGTGGATATATCACCATCATTCAGGTGTTGCGATATCGAAACACCTCAACTGTGTACATATGGACATGCTTTAATTGTTTCGATATCAAAACGGTTTACTTCTTCGCACCAAATCCGCGTTGGTCTATCACTCGTGTCTTGTAGCTATGGCAATCACGACATAAAGATTGATGGTTAGATTCAACCCAAAATAGCGGGGCTGCTTGTCCGTTCTCAACTGGCTTGATATGGTCTATCACTGTAGCGGGCGTGTAGATACCTTTCTCTAAACACATCACGCAAAGAGGGTGATGCTTTAAGTATTGCGCTCGGTATTTACTCCACTTGTGATCGTAACCTCGTGCGCTGCTGTTTGGGCGGTTGTCCTTTGGCTTATGCTCTTCACATCTGCCCGACTTCACTTTGTTTCTGCATCCTGGATAACTACAACGTCTTAACGGTTGATAAGGCATAGCTACACCCTTAGTAAGCGCAAGGCTCTCTATAGACTTCCCATAATGCGGAAATCGTCATGGGTGCTTGTTTAAGATTGGCTAAATCTGTTATAGCCTCACGGTTCGTGTAAAGGTAGGCAATATACATTAAGCAACCGACTTTAATTGATGGCGTAAACGGAACGGTATTTTCTGTTTCTTCATCCCCAAAGGTTTTGCCAATATGCTTTTTGCATACTTCCAATGTGGCTGCCTTATAGGCTTCCAGTAACTCATCATCTAAATCATGATCGAGATTTAAGTGCGCTTTGATTTCATCTAGGGTTAAATTAATATTCGCCATAAGCCTCGCCCTCTTTACACATTAACTGCAATTCTCGGTGTGATTCCATACTGTCAATCACCGAATAAATATCAAATAGTCGTTTACCGTATTTAATTCGCATTTTGTTTGTAATGCCCTCAATGTAGCGAATGCGGATGATGTTTTCACCCATTTGAAATGGGCCACTAAAATACTCTCGCCCTTGCAATGGCTCAACACTGGCGCGGACGGTTGCGATATGTCTCCAAAATGCTTTGCGTTCACCGTGTAGATTCGTTTCTCGCTCTCGGGGATAGTTTCTCGCCTCAATGGTGATGACCTTGTTATATTTCCCAGCCTTAAGCATCACTGCCATTGCTTGCCCCCTGTTCTTGTTCATCACCGCGTTTAACTTCTACGGTTTGTTTCCATGCTTGGCTGAATTCATCACCGCCAGCATAAGGCGGTAAACCTTCACGTCTGCGTACTTCATTAGGTGACATTACGCCCGCTTTAATCGCCACATCATAACTATTGAAACGTTCGTTTTGACTGGTGCGGAGTAAGTCGCTTGTGTCAAACTCGATTAAGTGCCGTTTCTTGCTGTTGCTGCCTAAATCAATCATCAAGGCATCTTTGAGTTGTTGCTCAAAGTTAGTAAGCCAAGGGCGCAAGGTTTGAGAAAGAAATGCACGGCTCGCCTCACTGAAATTTGCATAGCTACTATTCGAGTAGTCTTGTAAGAAAATCGGGCTAATGTTGTAGATTCGGGCAATATCGGAAATGGTGAACGTGCGACTGGCTAACCATTCTGCATCTTGGTTTGTCATGCCTAATTGTTTATATTCCATTGAGCCTTCAAGAATAGGCGTTTTACCCGCATTCTTTGCCCCCTTGTAACGTTCAAGGGCTTTGACGGCTTTCTGCGCTTTCGCATCGTCTAACCATTCGGCCGTTGAAATAAGTCCGCTTGCCATCAATCCGTTTTTCATAATGGCTGCGCCATGGCGTTGTTGGGCTAAACCTAATCCCACCGTTTCACGGCAAACTGTTATCGGAGAGCGCCCCATAAATCCATCAACAGAACTATGGCGTAAATGTAAAATCTCATCTTGAAGATAGTTTTTTGTTACCCCGTTTAAGTCTGTGATTTGATAAATATATTCACCGGTTACTTTACGGAAGATATTTACCGCACTTGGTTGATAGGGAGTAAGGCTTATTGGTTCGCCTTTGTTATTCCACTCAATCACGGCATAAGCGTTACCATTTAGCAAACAATGGCGCATCATCGTATTTTTGAATTGATACGGTGTTTGGCTGCGGTTTGGCATTTCATTGAGAAGATATTCAACAGGATGACGATAGATTCTTTCTCGGCCATCTTCTTTTAATGCGTATAGATAACAAGGCATTGATGCCACCGCCTCCGAAATGACGGTAACGGCATTCATTACTGCAGGTAACGATTCTGCAGTTTGTGGACTGACAAATTCGCCCGCGCCTGTATTGTTTACGCCCATGTAAGATAAAAGCTCTTCAATCGTAGTTGGCTCGCTACGTTGCTCTTTTCGTCTAAAAGGATTCCACATATTAAGCCTCCATCACATCAAGCCACTGTTTCAAAAGTGCGGTAGAGTGTTCTTGTGTTTTTTCTTTGGCCGCAACCATCGAACGCTTAGCAATTTCTACACTACTTTCAGGATAGGCGGGGATGCTTGTTACGGTAACCTCAAAGAGTTCGGCTTTTTGTACAGTTCGTTGGCAAGGCTCTACATCAAAATCCCATTCTTCTTGACTGGCTCTAAATCCAAAGGACATGCCTGTAATATCACCACGCGAGACGCTAACTAATAAATCTTTCCCAATGGTTGTATTGGGCGGGGTGAGTTCAAAACGCAAGCCGATTGAATCTTCTTCTAGTTTTAAGGTTCCCGCACTGGTGCGACCGAGTAACTTGGTGTAGTCGTGTTCAAAGAGTGCACGAACATCTTCGCCACTGGCTAAACTTTCACTGAATGCTTTAGGCGCAAAGGATTCTACAAAATCACAGTAAAGCACTTGTGAAGGGCTGTTCCATTTGACCGCATAACCAATGAGCTTTTGATTCTCTTCATCCGTTGAAATGGTTGCAGAGCGGATTTCAAATTCTTTCTTCATTTTTCACCTATTAAGCAAAAAAGGGGCTTTCGCCCCTCTATGATTTATGCAGTTGTCTCAATCACTTTAATTGCGTTGGAATCTACCACGCCACCACCCAAATATTTATCGGTGTGGACTTTATAGAAGCCTGGCTCAGTTAAGTTGTCTGGTCGAGTTCGTACGCCTGTTTCATGATCGACAATGAAGTAACCACGTTTGAAATCACCAAAGGCAATAACGGCTTGATTTGCACCACCTGTCGGCATTGTCTCTAAGAAGTAAACTGGACGGCCTAATAATGTAGCAGGTGCATCGGTTGTTAAACCATCGCGCCAAATGTAATCGCCATTCTTGTTTTTGAGTTTTTGTAATGCTGCTGCAATGGTTGATGACATCACCCATACGGCATTTTTGCGGTATTTACTGTGAAGGGTATAGAACGCATCGATTAAAGTGTCTGCCTCAATTTTTGCTGCACCCGCTACTTCAATTTTTTGAAGTTTGCCGAATGGGCGCACTTTATCGTTTTCAGTTGTGCGTTCGTAGGTCAATAAACCTTTTGATTTTTTGTTACCATCACCAGAGGTTAAATCTACTTCTTCTGTTTCAGTGAAGGTCTCAGTGATTTCATCAGTGAGCCAACCTAAAACATCAATGCTTGAGAAGTCCAAAATCTCTTGAGTAGTTTTTGGATAAGCATAGATTGAATTTAAAGCAATGGTTACTTCATGCAGTTTCGGGGTTGCTGTGCCGTTGCGTGCTGTGCCTTCTGTGCCATGTTCAACGGTTGCACCGCCAGCCGATACTAATTTTTTGTATTCTTTCGCACCGATAGGCAAGCGAACGACATTACAAAGCTGGCGCATGACGCTATCATCAGTTAAGCGTTTCATGACCTCTTTGTCTAATTGCGGGATAACTGAATAACCGCCATCTTCACCGTTAGCCGTAGTTAAATTGCGAAGTTCACCGGTTTTAATGTAATGGCGCAATTCATCATTTGAAAATTGTTTCGTGCTGCGAGTTTCTAATGGGTTAGATTGCGCACCAAGATTACGTTCTTCATCTGCTACGGTTTCGTATTTACTGATTTCATCACTCAATTGTTTCACTAAATCTTTCAATTTATCAAAATCTACTGATTCAGTTTCATCCAATGAACGATTTTCTTTTTCTGCTTTATCAAGCATTGCACGCATTTCTGCGACTTTTTCTGCCTTTTGTTGGCGTAACTCAATTAATTTTTTCAACATAAGTTTTCCTTGCGTTATTTGATTGGGGCTCGACCATATTCAATTAAGTAAGAAAGCGTACCATTCATCCAAGAAGCATTATCCTCATCATAGCCATAACGGTATTGAATCCCTCTGACAAATTGAATATGGCGATAACCTGTAAATGTAATAAGGCTATTAACCTTCTCTGCAATCCGATCAATGTTGGGTTCTCCCTCGCTATATGGAAGGAAGATTGAGATATTGAGTTCGGCTTGCCATTCAGATTCTCCCATTACCTTAAAATCACATTCTGCATCATCTAAGAATACTGAAATTGCAGGTAGCTGCTGTTTTAAGCTCGTGAAGAATGCTCTACCGTTATAAACATTTCCAATCTCTGGAATGTTATTCTTGATTAGCGTAACGATTTCGTTTCTAACTTCGTTGTGAATAAGCATTTTTTACCCTTATTTGTTCTTAATTAAGAGGGCTTATAAAAAGCCCATAGAACAATATATATACAAAAAATATAAAGTAAATACCTTAAATTTCAATAGTTTAGCTACGGTTAGATACGATAAGTTAAGATTATTTGATTGCTTGATGTTTAAACAGTTAAGGATTAAGTATTATGTATTGAGATATCTTTTTTTTGATTGGTGAACAAAGGTGAACAATGGTGAACAGTTGGTGAACAATAGAAAAGAATATAACTATATAATAAATAAAGACTTTTAAGTATTAGTGAACAAGGTGAATAGTTTTTCTATAAAATTTTTAACACGTGGCTTATTAGTGGTATTATGGCACCAGAAGCTATCATTGATTTGTGGTGAATTTGAATTTTAGTAACAAGCTTAGTAACAAGATTTTATAATTTGTAAAATAAACATTAAAAATCAATACCATACAAGCAAATTCGGGTTCAGCTAGTCTATCAAAGCTAGTAAATTTCTACTGGCTTTTTTCTTTTTCTAAAATAAACTTTAAACTCAATAAGTTAAATACTTAAATCAAGTAAATTAATCAATTCTTTGAAACTGAAATATTGCCAACTTCTAGCGATTTTTGTATATTTTTAGTCATAAGTTACGCCCAAATTACGCCAAATTTTAAGCAATTACACCAAGAAAAATACCCAAACGAAATATTAGAACTACAGGACATTTCAGTACTTGGTAAAGCTGTTGGGCATTCTGTCTTGTTATAGAAGCTAACATTGGCTATTGTTAACCTTTAATGCTTCAATAAAGCAAATGAGATTCTTAAATAAATGGATAACATAGTTTTTATCAAAGAAAGAATGGAGATGGGGATTACTCACCCTTTTATCTGCCAAACAGAAAATAACGAGTGGTATATTGTTAAAACTCTTAACATGATGCCTATTTCACAATTATTAGCCGAGGTTATAGGTTCTAAGCTCGTAGCTGAAATAGGTTTACCTTGCCCACCAGTGAAATTTATTTACATCCCACTACAAGCAACTTTGTACGTTAAACCTGATTGGAAGGATGATTTATTGATAGGACCGGCCTTTGGATCTAATTATATTTCATATGCTAAAGTTGCCAAAACTGCACAAGCAAAAAATACTGTCTATTTATCCGAACAGGAGCAAAAATGGCTTTACATGTTTGATCGATGGATTTTGAATTCTGATAGGACAGCATCACTGATTGGAACTGGAAATATTAATTTGCTTTTTGATGAAGAGCAAAAAAAAATTTTAGTGATAGATCATAATCTTGCGTTTGATGAAAATGCTGATTTTTCAGAACACATTTTTGCGCCACCGAACAGAACATGGCGACTTGACTGGGTTGACAAGCAAACCTTTACAGAAAAAGCTATTGACATACTCAGAAATTTTGACGATATTTATAAATCCATCCCTGACGATTGGTTCGCTAGAGATGAACAATTTCAAGAAATTGAAACACAAATAAATCGAATTAGATCAATTTTAAATCGAATCACTGAAGATTGCTACTGGGACAACATAGAATGA